AACACATTTGCGTATGTTTTGATGATATGGGAAATACCAAGCCTGAGAAGGCTGATGGCAATCCTCTATTCGTTTTGATTCAATTTATCAACAACATGCACTGTAGTGCTCTTAGTCCAGAAGCGGACAAAAAGGGCAAAATGGACATTCGTTGTAAATTGGTCGTTGTCACAACCAACACCAAAGATTTGCATGCATCTCTATTCTCTGTCAACCCTGCTTCGATTATGCGAAGATTCGATCTTGTGATTGATGTCGCTTTGCGAAAGGATTCTACTGGACCTACCGGTGGACTTCATCCTAAATTTGCGAAGACTTCCATGCCTGATGCCTGGGATATTGACTTAGGAGTTGTTGATGTAAAACGAGTTGTGGGTCATGAAATGCAAGATTTGTGGGGCATTCGTCCGGTTAAGAAAGGTGCTTCCATTGTTGATTTAATCGACTATTTGGAAAACACCACACCTGGATATTTTGCTCTTCAGGAGGAGATAGTATCTTCTTCCACAGATCTTCACAATCAGAAACATTATGAACACCATTCATTGTATACATTGCCTTGTGCCAAGTGTGCTCTTGATGGTGATTTCGTGCCTTTGGTGAATCAATCTGAAGCCTTCATTCCATCTGGTTTGAAGATGGAGACTGGTTGTCTTTCGAGTACATATTTCCAAGATTTAATTACTAAGGAATTCTCAGATAAACCACTGACTCCTGATGATTTCACTTTTGGTTTGGACGCTGTGCCAACAGATGATGATTTCATCCCGGAAGATCGACCTTGGCGTGATAGAGCTGTTGATTTGATCGGACAAACCCGAGCAAAAGTTTCCGATATCTTGCGTGATATGCGGAAGAAAGTGGAAAGAGATCCTGTTACGGCAGGTCTTTTGACACTTGGAGCTCTCGGTTTAACTGGTCTGGCCATTCACAATATGTTTGTCCCAAAAGAACAGCTGTACAAATCAGAAGGTGCCATTATTTCACGCATCGCAGCAGCAGCAAAAGTACCTCGAACTCTGATAGAGCGCGATGACAAATACAAGAGAATTTATTCTAATGTTGCTGTATACCCAGAGGCATCCAAGTCTTCGACACTTGATCAACTGGAAGCGAAAATAGATCGCAATCTACATATGGTGGTCGTACAGGAGTACGACGAGAAGCTTGATATTGTGCATGGTGAGCCTGAGTGGTGTAATGCTTTTCCTCTAGGAGGCATTGAATGGATCTTTGTTGATCATTGTTTCAAACCAGACACAACATATAAAGTGACACTCAGAACACATCCAAGTGCTGGAATCAAACAATTCACTGCTTTAGTGAACGAAGCCAATATCCGACCAGTTTATGGTTCAGACGCTGTGATAGTAAGTCTGCCATCCGGTGGGGATACAACAAGCTTTCAAGCTTACATGCATGAGGAACTTGAGATGAAAGATCTGAAACCTGGTACCCCTATTTTCGTGTATCATGTGCATAAGAGCGTTATTCTCAGTTCACCCGAGGAGTACGTGCCCCCATCCACATATAAACATTCTACAACAATTAAGGAAGTTAAAATGTGCACCGTTGAAGGTGTCGGGCAGTATCCTGGGTTTACCTACACTGCAGAAACTCACAGAGGCATGTGTGGTTCTATGATATTTACCGCAGGCCGCAATCCTGTTCTTATTGGAATGCATGCCGCGGGAGATATTGAAGAGAATGAAGGAGCGTGTGTCTTGCTGAGTAAGAGTGCCATGAATGCATCAAAGAAGAAAATGAAGATTGGCGTAAAAGAGACAACACCTCTACGAGGAGAGACTTATGGTATCGACACCACTGTGGAAACTGTAGTTCATGACTTCAATCCAGTTCATTATCTTGAAAAAGAGAAAGAACACAATGTTGAAGTTTACGGGCAGCATAAATTGCCCCAGTCACGTTTTACAACAGACATTCGGCCTTCTATGATACAAGCTGAGCTGATTGAGCGTGGTATTGAACTCAAGGATACAGCCCCAACAAGGAAAGCTGTGCGCCCCTCAAGGCATCGGCATCTAGACAAAGCAGCAGAGATTCTCCCGGATATGAACCCGCGAATTATGGCTCTAGCCAAGGAGGATTTGATGACAAAGCTGAAAGAAGACATTTTTAATGACAAAAGTAAGTTCAAAGAATTTGTCCATCCGCTGAGTTATGATGATGCTCTGAATGGAGTTCCCGGTGTCAAAGGTTTCGAACCAGTCAATCCCAAAACATCAATGAGTTACCCACTCAATGGTCCTAAATGGAAATTCATGCTCGACTGCGAGTTGAAAGAAGAATTGGGCCTAAAAACAGCCAGATATGTGCGAGAAGTCATAGCAGAAGATGGTACTTCAAATATCGTGTACGAGCTGGTCTTCGACAAAGATAAAGCTGATGTTGAAGCTGAGGTGGAATTCACGATGCAATGCTGGCTAGATGGAGAGCGTTCCAATGTGATTTTTAAAACGAATTGCAAGGATGCCGCTATTTCCTTCAAGAAAGCTGCTGAAGACAAGATTCGGATTTTCTCCGGTGCTCCGGTGGCCATGGTTGTGATAGCACGAATGCTCACATTGACCTTGGTTAATTCCATGACTTACTTTCCATCTGAATTTGAAAGTGCTGTTGGCGTTGATGCCGCAGGACGCGATTGGGAGTATTTGGCTGATCATTTGAGCCAATTCTCTGGAGGCAATCGTTGTGGTGATGGAGATTTTTCATCCTACGATCAAAAACTCAGACCTGAAGTAACCCTTGGTGCATTTGAGATTCTCCGGATGTGTCTTGTGGAATGTGGTTTCACAGATGAGATGTTAAGTCTATTTGATGGCTTGGCAACGGAATGTGTCTTCCCGATTTACGAGATTGATGGCTTGATTGCAAAAGTGTTTGGAACAGGACCCTCTGGTCATGCCCTGACTGTCGTGATTAATGGCTTGTGCAATTGTCTCTATATGAGATATGCGTACTATGCCATGCATGAACGACGGTTGAATGTCAAATTGACTATGGGTGTGATCCCTTTGTTTCATCTGCGTGTTGCTTTGATGACTTATGGTGATGACAATAACTTTGAGGTTCATCCCGAGGAGGAGGTCTTCAACATGATCACAGTTGGTGAGGAATTGACTCGCATCGGAGTAGATTACACTGATGCCAACAAACAGATTTCCACTGTACCCTTCAAAACTTTGGAAGAGATTTCATTTTTGAAAAGATCCTTCTGTGTACACCCTCAGTTGAAGAAGCGCGTGGGTACTCTGACCATTGATTCCATCTTTAGATCTCTATTATTGAGTAAGAAGATTGGTAAGAATTGCGATGAAACAGAGGCTCAAATCATGGCTGGAAATATGCAGCAAGCTCTATTCGAATTTTACCTGCATGGTGAGGATGTCTACTGGAAATATCATGAGATGTTTGAAGATTTCAGAGGCCTCAAGGATTCCGGTGGGTACACCATCGGCAACTACTATGATCCCCCCACACCAGAGAAGATCCAAGAACGCTATTTCAATAGCAAGTGCTGTTACAAGAAAGCACAAGCTGTATTGAAGGGATTGCAACCAGAAGGAGGAGCAATGTCCGTGGCGGAAATGGAAATTTTCAACTCCGGAACACCTCTCGGACCGCAATTGACACAGGAACAAATATGCCAAGAATGGACTAACACACTTGGTTTTTACCCTGATCCACTTGTGTGGAGAGGTCGTGAAGGAATCTTGGCCAAACATTGTGTGCGTGTGGCAGTCAGTGCAACTGACCCCATTGAACGCCACCATTATATGGCTATGGCTTGGTATTGTGGTTATTGTCCGAGGGCAAGCGAGCGCATGCCTACTCTCCCTTTTGGAGCTGTGCCTGTGATGAACCTGCGCGAGATTAGGTTTCGCATGTGGACCTCTGGTGAAGACCCTGCTAATGTAGATAGGTTGTGGGGTGGTGATTGCCGACTAAATCGGTTTAGCTTTCACCTCAGAGAAATGCGTGCCAGATTCACAGAAAAGGATCTCAAGAAAGCCCAGTTGTTGGCTGGCATCCGTTATGCATTAGGTAGTATGGAGACTACTTGCATAGCATTTGGGATTGGATCGCGCGAAAGCCTCCATCTCAACCACTGGCGGAATATCTATCGAGAGAAACAAAATGTCGTGTTACCCCTCCCTGAGGAATTGACACGTTATGTTTGGACTTTCTTACAACCCGATATGGTCCGCCTTATGATCACACCAGACAAATTTTCAGTGTGGGTTACACCCGACTTAGTCGGTAATGAACCCGAGGCGAATCTACACTTGAATCTGGCCCTTGGTCATCCCGCTATTCTAACAGCAGCGGAAGAACTCAGAAATGCCTACGTTGGGGCTTAGCTTAATAAGCTCTGCCCTGGGAAAAATGTAAATATTAACAAAAATGTAAATAAGTGCGAAGATCCTTGCACGCAGTCAATTTTGGATCCCTTGAATGTAGCCGAC